TAGGCATTTCTTCAATAGTGAGGGTATGTTCTTTTTCGCCGCCCGTTTCTGACACAGAAAAATTAGCACCACAAGCATATTGCCCAAATCCCAAATGCTGTACAATGGTAAAAAACCATTGGAGGCGGGCAAAATGCGCAGAAAAATCAAAAAGGTGCAATCAACCATAGGATATCGTGCAGATGGGCAAGCCATTAAAAAGGCGTTTTATGGCCGCACAAAAGAGGCCGCAAAAGCTGTAGCCGAGGCCTACCGGCAAGAGCATGGCATGCCACAAAAAGCCCTTGACATCTATACTTTTGCCGGATGGGCCAAACAATGGCTGCTGCTCTACAAAAAACCTTTTGTGTCAAGAGCAGCTTACACAACAACCTACGAGAGCACGGTATACAAGCATCTGCTGCCTACTCTGGGCGACAAATATCTGCTGGATATTACCCCCGCAGATATACAGGCTTTGTATCTCACAAAGACAACGCTGTCGGCATCCATGTGCGCAAAGGTGCGTATGTGCGTGATGGGGATATTTGATACTGCGGTACATAATGACCTGTGCACTCGTAACCCAGCAAGATTTTGCCGGTTGGAAAGTATTGCGACTAAACATGTCAAGGAGGTATACAGTGATGCTGAGATTGAGAGCGCCTCCCGGTGGTTTATTCAGCGCATGCCGGAGGTGGTGCTGCTCCTGGAGACCGGCGTGCGCCGCGGCGAACTGCTGGGATGGCACAAAGATGATTTTTCCCGGCGTAAAAACACCTGGACAGTATCGCGTGCCGTGCACCTTGTGCCGGGTAAGGGTCCCTGCGAGGGGCCGCCCAAGTGCCATAGCGGCCGCACTGCACCGCTATCTCCACGCGGACGCCAAGCCGTGGAAATCCTTTTGCAGATGTACCCAGACAGCCCTATGCTGATACCTGGCCCCACAGGCGGGATTATGAGGCCTGACACATGGAGCCGCCGCCTAAAGGCGGAGATGGCCCGCATGGCCGAACAACAACCAGACATGCCCCAGTTAACAGCGCACGAGCTGCGTCATACTTACGGTACGTTCCTTCGGCGTCACGGAGCAGATATTTACTCTATTAGCAAAATTTTGGGGCACAAGGATGTCAATGTAACGGCACGCATCTATGTCCATAATGAGATGGACGAGCTTAGACGAGCTCTCAAATTTCTACGCAAACAAACACTTTTAGCTGTCTGATATCAGGCGGCTTTTTATTTTAAGGAGGCAAAAAATATGGCACAGGATGAAAAGTACATCAATGCAGACGCAGACGCGGGCCCCGGCGCTGACATGCCGGAGGATGCACGAGAGGAGGCTGCACAGAAATGATAGGCTCTAACCTTGTAACAAAGCGCATGCAGGCGTATGCGGGCAACTACACCAAGGACCGCAGCCGCTACGGCAAAATTACAGAGATTACCGTGCACCATTGTGCGGGTATTATGAGCATCGACGACCTGGGCCGCCTGTGGCAGCGTGTGGGCCGTGAGGGCAGCAGCCATTATGGCGTAAGCGGCACCCAGATAGGCCAGTATGTGAGCGAGGATGATATAGCCTGGACAAATAGCCATTGGGCGTCCAACTGCCGGGCTGTAACCATTGAGACAAGCAACAGCGGCGGCGCGCCGAACTGGCCGGTGGCTGATGATACGCTGCAAACCCTCATCAAGCTGGTGGCAGACATTGCACGGCGCAACGGCCTGCACCCTCTTGTGCTGGGCAAGACACTGACATGGCACAGCATGTACTCGGCCACAGCCTGCCCCGGCCCTTACCTCAAAGGCAAGCTGCAGTATGTTGTGGATGAGGCCAACAGGCTCAATGATGTCACGTTTGACGCTGTAACGCCCGGCCGCAGCTGCATTGTGGCTGTCACCGGGGCTGACGGCGGCAACCTCACGGGCGGCGACATTAGCTATTATCTCACCCAGTGGGTGAGGGACAGCGGACTTGACCCCAACACCGCGATTGTAGTGCGTGACGGTCTGGTGACAGTAGGACCCATCAGCAACGGCGACCAAATATTGCTCAAAAAATACAGCTATGAGCAGGGTTTGGGCTGGCAGTTCGCAGAGTACATAGAGACGCCGGAGGAACCTGCAAAACCGGACAAGCCCGCGACAAATGAGCTGGAGACATTGCGCGCAGAACTGGAGGCGAGCAAGGCCGAGGCAAAGGCGCTGCGCAACAGCCTTGCCAGCGTAACGTCAGAGCGCGATGCAGCGATGCAGCGCGCGGAACAGGCGGAGGCACAGGCGCAGGCTGCGGCAGAGCGCGCCGAGCGTGCAGAGGCCAAAATAAAGGCCGCACAGGCGGCGCTGGAGGACTGACAGATGGGGCTTTTACAGGATATCATCACAGCAGTGCTGCCCTTAGTGGCGGCCTTTGCAGGGTGGGCGGCGGGGCGATTAAAAAGCAACGCAAAAAAAGACAAAGCCATGGAGCAGGGCCTAAAGATGCTTCTGCGCGCCAAGGTGATAGACTTAGGCTTGCACTACATCGAAACAGGCGAAATACCGCCCTATGGGATGGAAACTCTAAAAGGCTGCTACCATGCGTATGAGGCGCTGGGCGATGGCGACCACTCTGTGGGTGACATCGTGCGGCGCTGTGAACAGCTTGAGATTCTCAACGGATAAAGGAGGATTTATATGGATGTATCTATTTTCGGGCTTGCCACTGTGGTGGCCATCACGGTACTGTGTTATCTGGTGGGTACTGTCGTTAAGGCAACCCCGTTTGACAACAACAAGTACATTCCCATTGCCTGCGGCTTTGCAGGCCTTCTGTTGGGCCTTGCGGCACTATATTTGGGCATGCCAGAGTTTCCGGCCACAGACCCCATCACGGCGGCGGCTGTGGGTGTAGCGTCCGGCCTTGCCGCTACGGGCATTGACCAGGCGGTAAAGCAACTGAAGAAATAATACAGGCCCCGGCATTTGCCGGGGCCTACTGGTTTTAAAGAGGAAAGTACGGTGGAATCATGTGTTCTTTCATATAAAGGACAATGGCACTGATAAGCTGGCCATTGGAAGGCGGATCTAGCAATGTTCGGTTCATTAGATGTTCCATCGTGGCGCGGCCTTCTCCATTCCATCCATCGCAGATGCTGCGGCGAATACTGGATTCGATGCTTTCTGCTGACACTCCGCACGCTTCTGCCACTGACGGATAGATTCCCTTAATAATTTTAGTGAGCAAAGACATATCGTGATATGCTGTTACAATGGCTAGGCCGAGGTATTTGTAGGCTACATAATTTGGAGTGATGCCCATGGCTACTAAAATTCCCGACAGACTGCGCATATATTATCCGCCCACTTTCTACAGTTTTCGCGTTTCAGCATAAGCAAGGGATTCCATAAAAGCAATCGAACCGAAGGAAGTTTTTGGAAATCGCTTGTTTTCGCTGTTTTTCGGTTAGTAGTAGAAAGTATATCAGATAGTTCAGCCCGTCCTGCAGGATGAGCACATAAGTGCTGCGGGAATTGCGGCGCACAGTGGGGTACCCTACGCCGGAACAGGCCGCGGTGCCGTAGCGGCGGTCGAAATGCACCCAGCGCGGCGTCATGCTGATGGGTTCCACATAGCCCCAAGCCTTGGTGGCCACAGCAGCGTCGCGGATCCGCACGCGTTCGGTACTGGACACGTTCTGCCCTACATCGAACGAGACGCCTGCGTAATGCTGGCTGGTGGTGCCGTGCCCGCCCTCCCAGATGCGTTTGTATGCGTAGCCGATGTAGATGCCCTTGCCGTAGCGGCGGCGCGTAAGGTTCCAGGCTTCCATGGCTGCAACCGTTGTCCACAGCGTCTGGCTGTTCGAAGAGCCGCGGAATTCCCGCAGGCGCATGGTGTTGCCATAGGAATAGGGCATGGGGGCGTTCTCGCTGAGGTTGTATTTATAGAATTTGTTGGTATAGGCGTCATATACAAATACTTTGGCCATACGTCACTCCTCCTCGCCCGCCAGATAATAGTTATAAATGGCCTCATACGTCGCTTTGTCCACAAGGCCCGTGGCGGGCAGCCCGAAGCCCTCCTGGAACTGCTGCACGGCGTACAGTGTCTGTTCGTCGAAGATGCCGGTGTCCGGCACAAAGTCCGCAAAGCAATAGCGCGCGGCAATAGAGTTCATATAGCGCTGCAGGCGGCGCACCGAGATGCCGGCAGACCCCAGTGTCATCACATATCCGGGGTACTGGCCTTCCGGGGTATCGGCCTCGCCCGCGTCGGAGGCATAAGACAGGTACACAATGACCATGGCGTTCCATGTCTTTTCATCTACCACGCCCGTAACGGGCATCCCAAAAGCCCGCTGGAAGCTCTCTACTGCGCGGGTGAGCTCGGGGCCGAACACGCCGTCCAGATTTTCGATGGGGGTTATCTCATCGTAGAAAAGGCCGATATACGAAAGAAGAAACTGCACAAAGCGCGTCATATCGCCGTCTACGCCCTCTTTCAGCTCATAGCCGGGGTAGCGGAACACGCGGAATGCCTGCACGGGGCCGTCTACTGTGCGCAGGGTGGTGATGCGGGCGTAGATGCTGGCCCAGGTGTCCGGCC